GCCGATATGACGCGCTCGGCTATGCCCACGTCGCGCCGGTTGGCGAAGGCTCGCGCCCAACCGGCCTTGTTGTCCCCGAACTGCTGGCGAAAGTCGGCCAACTGGCGCAAGTCCCACAACAGGCCGGCGGCCGGGTGCCATCGTGCCACGGCCTTGAGGTCTTCGGGGTCTTCATCATCGGGCAAGCCGAAGTCGAACCACGCCGTGCGTTCGGGCACGTCGCCGGCGCGCAAGCCGTCCAACAGGCTGTTGAAGAACGTCGAAGCGGCCGTGCCTTCGGTCGATGTAATCCACATTTGAGGTTGCACGCCGGTGAAGCGCAAGCGGGTGTTCATGGTCGGCCCCAAGCCGTCCAAGATCATATAGCCGGCCTCTTCGGTCAGGCTAAACGCTTCGTCCAAGGTGAACTTGTCCATCTGGACGCCGTGGCCTGCCACCTTCGTGACGGCCAAAGGGCGTATGAAGCTGCCGTTGGTGAAACGCTGTTCCATGCCGCCGTTGCTTAGACGCGGCTTCAGGGCCAGCGGGGCAAGCCGGCTAGAGTGCAATTGCTTCGCATAGTCCTTGAAATGCTGTTCGGCGTCCTTGCCTGTCTGCGCCAGATAGTAGATCTTCCTATCTTTGCCCAACTGGGCGTTGCGCGTGTCCTCGGTGTCTATCAACGTGCTTTTGCCGCACTGGCGCGGCGTGGTAAGCACGATGGTGTCGTACCGATACGTTCCCGTCGTTTCGTCGATCTCGCCGGCCACGTCGGCCACGTAGCGTTGCCACGGCAACAACGGTTTGCCCAACAGTTCGGCGGTCTTCGCCACCACGTCGCCGTCGGTTCGGCGCGAGGGGTCGCGGCGCGTGCCGGCCCGCATACTCGGCGGCGGTGTCATGCCTTCGCCTCGGCCAAGTAGGCGGCCACGTCTTCGTCCACCTTCGGTTCGGGCGGGTACATGTCCTGAAGGCGCTGAACGTTATCCAGATAGGTGTTCATGTTGCGGCTGATCTCCTTGCCGGCGTTGCGCTGTGTGTCGATGTTCTGGGCAAGGGACAACAGGCTGGCGCACAAGGTGGTGGCGAAGGGGTCAAGGTCGCCGCCCGAACGCTCGGTAAGGCTCTCGATCAGTTGGCGGGTGGCCTTTTCCTGTTGCCCGACGTGCCGCCCGGTGGTATCGGTGAACAGGTCGAACGTGTTTTGGCTCATTTCTCTTTTTCCTTTCTTTTCCTTGATATTCCAACGTTTTCGTGCCGTTTTTCCTCCCGTGTTGGGGGGAGAAAAAACTGGGCGCGGGGTCTTTTCCAGCGCCGCGAGTTTAAAAAATCACCATTCCGGGCGCGATGAAGGCACCGAAGATGGCATGGAACGCAAGCCAAGGGCCGCGAGACGCTGGCGGCGGGCCGCTTGCCTCGCGTCTATCGTCTCTTGCGACAGGTGAAGGGCGTACCACTGGCGCACCAGCTGCCGGTACATGTCGTTGCGCGCCCGTGCCATGCTCTCGTCATAGCCGGGGTCCAGCACCTGTATGTCGTAGTCCAGCGCTATCCACTCGGCCAGCATCTGCGGGTGCTTGCGGCTGGCTGGTATGGTGCGCACCAGCCACACGTCCAACGGCGCGCGGCTCTTGGCGAACTGGCGGTAGGCGGCAGACCATG